GTAGGAGCACCTATACTAAATGATGCTCCTAACCGTATTGTTTCATAATATTTAGTTCTTTTTATTCCATTTGTTGGCAGAAGTCCTCCCAGGACTTTCGCGGCAGCCGAAGAAGATGTCAAAGTTGGGTTCTTGGAACCGTCCAAAGTACGGAGCCAAGAGAAGGTGTCGGACTGGGGCAACTGGTCCTCAAACTCATCTGTTCCGGCTGCCGCAGCGGCAGCAAATGTTGATATTTCTGATGCAGCGGAAACAATCCGTGCGGAAACTAATTCTGTCATCTCATCGACGGTCACCTGTCGTTCGTTGCCGTTTTTATCCACAGCTTTAAAGCCAACTATATTTTCTAAATTCAAATCACTCATAATATCCAAATTTTATAAAGTTCTTATATAAGTTTTCCACGCTTTTGAAGTGCCGCCAATCGATTTGTACAGCTTCTTCCTGCCACCTTTTATCTTGTACCGGGAAAGGTTGCTTCCGTCGTAGTTCACGGGATAATCCAAATTGCCCTCGTTGGCATACGCCTCCATTTCGTATGAGATGGTATAATATGCCGAACTCGCAGGATGGCAGATAGGGTTTCCCTTAACCCACTCGACAAAATACCGCCAGTAGTATTTTACCCATGAGCCGATAACCTGTGCCTGACGCAAGTGTATGGTTTCGTGCGTCAAGCTTTCCTTACCCGCATAGGTCTGCATATACCTATCTATGTTCTCCTTGTTCTCGGCACGGTATATCATCCGTCCGCACCACATCATGAAACGGTATCTCTTGAAAGGATAATGCTTCATGGGAAGCAGCTCAGGAGTATCAAAATCACCCGGCTTGCTTGAGAACAGCATCTTGATTAATTGCCATAATTCTTTCATACTACTCCTTCTTTTTATCCAGATAATCATTCAGTGAGTCCGCCAGCAGACCGGGCAGCATGGAGGTGGAGCGTCTTATGATATCCACCTCCTCTTCGTCAAGTTCCACACCATCTACAGTCGACTTGAAGATTTTCTCCGCAAGGAGATGCGCCTTCAAGCCCGCTACGTTCTTATATATCCAGTCACCGAAGGCCTCAGTGATGTTACTGGCTATAAGCTTTTCTTTTTTAATCCCATCATAAATAGGGAATTGTGCAAAATTTATTCTCATACTTTATATTTAAATTATCCGCAATAAAACATAACCCAATAATTACCCATACACTTAATGAAGCCGGATGCAAAATCCAAATCAATATAAGACACCTCCTGTCCTCCGGGAGCAGGCAGGATCCGTCCTCCTGTCAATCTTACTCCGCCGCTCATACGTTTGAAGTATATAGTATGTCCCGGAACATCCGGAGGAAGCGTCACTTCTATATTGTCTCTATTAATAAACATCACATTATCATCGTTGTTGTTCAATGAAGCTTTGACAGAGATATTCCTCCAGTTGCCAACTATGCCACGAAGAGAAACATAGCTGTCATTGTTCGGATGAAGGAAAATGTTACCTCCCTCCACGAATAGAGGAATGCTCGGAGTCTTGATGTGCATCCCGATCATGGCATTTGGACTCTGTATGTCAATTCCAGCATCATACTTAATCCCTTCAATGGTGACAAACTGCGTGTTTCCCCCGATTCTTACGTTTGCAAATGTCCTTTCGTTATAAAACTCAATTTGTCCGGCAGACAAATTGAAACCGACGTATTTATTTGTTTCATTTTCATAAAGGATCTTTGAGGACAATATTCCCGAAGCGATGGAGAACGGACCGATACGTCCTTTATCCGCTGTGATTGTTCCTGTAATCTCTGCATTCTTACATTTAAAATACCCGGTTACGCCGTTGATAAGAAGAGTTTCACCTTTGTCATTAAAAGATTTGAGAACCTTGTCTTTGAACATGAAGCCGGCTACATTCGCACCATCGGCAAACAGGGTGTCAGTGGCGATATTCACAAACTTCTGCATAGCTTCCCAATTGGAATCACCGTTGACAGATGTGGGTGCAGCGGTAACGGAAGCGCCGTAATTTTTTACAAGGAAATTATAATAAACTCCCCCTATCAGATATATGACCTTATCCCGGTAATCCGCATTCCAGACGTAAGTCTGTCCGGAAGCCCATACGCCTCTGTCACGGGGAAACGCCCCTGTTGCTCCTGTCGCTCCTATGGAACCATCATTTGCAACACCCACCCCTTTTTCAGCGACAAAATTATTATTCCATGCGTTTGCGTCCGACGCGGATTTATAAGCCCGGACGGCAAACTGGGTGTATCCGGCTGTCGCTGGAACGGATATCTGATTGCTTAGGGTAGCACCTACGTGAGCCAGCCAGCTTCCGTTGTATTTGCGGGCTGCCAGATAAAGCGTGCTGCACGTGCTTACATTGCCTGCCACATTCTGTTTGCAAGTGACAAGGAATCCAGACGGGGATGGCGTGCCTGTTGAAGTGAAGTTGATCACGCTGACAGGACTGTCCAGCCAGTAGGATGCCGACGGTCCGACGGGAGCAACCATCTCCTGCCAGTCCGCATGTACCGTCCGGTTCGCAGATCTGCCGGCGAGGATGTATCCGCCGTCTCTTTTCCTGCGGAGTCTGCCGTTTCTGAACTTGGCGATTTTAATCGGAGGGTTGGAGGTTTCAACCTTGCTTAAGTAAGATCCTCCGGCAAACGATACTGTACTGTTCTTGGCATACGGAGTATTGGCGGATTCCCAATGACCGGCTGCTGTGATGCTCTCACCATCCTTTCCGTCACTGCCGTCCACAACCATCGGGACAGTTTCGACATCAACCGCCTGACCGTTCACGTAGAACACGAACTTCAAGCTACTGGTAAAATTACCGGAAGCCACCCCGACACCATCACCGATGGGAACCTCGGCCGCACCGTCACGACTGTACTTTAACTCCCCGTCCGTTGTGGCCGTAGTGACCGCACCGACTGTCTTCATACGCCGACAGGATACCGAAGCTACACTGTAACCGCCGTTCTTGTTCTTGCTGACCATCGTGGCCGAAGTGACAAGGCTATAAATTACCGCATCGGAACCGTCCGCCCCGCCACGGACACCGGTTATCTTGAAAGTCAGTTCACGGGTATAGAGCTGCCCGTTCTTCATTGCAGCCAGTGTGATGGTGACCGTATTCTGTTCCGGAACCGACTTTCCGGCAGCGACGGATATCGCCACCGCTCCGGTGGCCTTGCTTGTGCTTGCCGTGAAACCGGCAGGCGTGCTGACTGTTAAAGTCTCAAGGGTGAGTTTCTCGGTACCGTACCACATGGATACATGGGTAGTCCATGACTGTGCGGAAGTAGTAACACCGGTACTGGTAAGAGCGACGCTCACCATCTCATTGTCAAGGTCGGCCATGATATTCGACTCCCCGTCCTTACTCCAACGGTGCACAGGGGCCGGAGTGCTCCATTCACTCCATACTCCATCACGCTTCACACGTTTGCACGCCCATTCCACCTGATGGTCTGCATCCACGCCAAGAAAATCATCTGTCCAGCCTTCCGGTATATAATCATCCTGCTGCTTCGAATCCGGCTTGTCAGGGGTAAGGCCGATGATGTTGGTACGGGTGTAGATCCACTCGTAACCTTTGCCGTCCTTACCGTCAGTCCCGTCTTTGACCATGACCATCCACAAACCATTCCGGTATATGTAAGTACAATGGTCAGCCGTATTTCGGTAGCTGTCACCCTCCTTGGGATTGGACGGATGGGATGCGAATTCACCAAGGAAGGTGATGCTTTCGCCTTTCAGCTCACGCCCGTCCAAAAGCATCTCCCAGTCTTCATGCACGGTCCAGTCGGCTGACTTCCCGGAAAGGATATAACCGCCATCCTTTTTGCGACGATAACTGCCATTCTTGAACCTTGCGATCCTGATGGGAGGATTGGATGTTTTCACCTTGGAGATAAAAACACAGCCCGCCAAAGTGACCATGGTATTGACCTCGTATGGGGTCTTAGAGGATTCCCAATGACCGCCACCTATTACAGACAGGCCCGGATCACCCTTGTCACCTTTGGCGGCTGATACAAGCCAGTCCGGATTGTTTTCGGATGGCTCGGAAGTAGTGCCCTTGTCATTGACGCACAACCATGTGGAACCGTTATGGGGCACACGGGAATAATACGCATACTTTCTGCCCGGCTCCCAGCTAGGGAAGTCGATAGGAACGCGGACTGTGCTACCGGTAATTTCATCAATTTGAAAAATCAATCCCGTCATGATGATATCCTGCAATACTGCCGAGAACCTGTCGCAGTTGATCCCGTTGATGGTCATACCCTTCTTCTTGCCGAACCAGCTCTTCATCTGTGCCGGCTCCGGGTCCCAGGTGTTGGCATTGTCAACAAGGGTGATACAGCAGTTACCGTCACGCACGTCTATGATGATATAAGTCTGACGCTCTTTGTCGGTGAAGTTCCCCGTCTGTCCGAGACGCATCTCGTTATGGGGAACGAACTCATATCCGGGACGCGGAACCATCACGAATGTCTTCTCGTCGTAATCTGCGGAAGTGATACGGTACTGTATTTTCCGGAAACCAATAAAGTCACCGGTAGTGACGCTTTTGTCATGCCAGAAGCCTAGGAGGATATCGTCCGGCTTCTGTCCCAGCGGTACACCATCCTCCAGATCAGGGGTGACAGTATAGCTGCCGTCACTATTGGCGACAAAGCTTTTTATCTTCAGCCCTCCGCCGGGACTTATAGTATTATATCCTTCAAAATAGGTCTGACGGTTGAAACGAAGTTCTGGTACACTCAGAGAGCTGCGCAGGACCAGAGCCTCCAGCTCGGCACGGGCGTCCTCACCGATGTAACCGCCCTGAACACCGGTGATAAAGTCACCGAACTTGGCGTATTTCTTGATGACGGTTCCGCCCAACAGGGATAATAGGAAACCGGTGCGTTCCTCCGTGTCCTTGCGCATGAACATGATCAGCGAGCGCAATGCGGAATACACGTTATGGTCTGTTGCAGGGGTGGAGTCGTGGCTTCCGATCACATACACACCGCTGCCACCACCGCCCGTATAGGTCTGTCCCTTCAGGGTAAGGCTCTCAACCTTTTCCTCCAGCTCCCCGATACGGGAATAGGCGGCGGTTTCCCCGACAGTATAAACAGGTGAGTCAAAGGAATAGTCAAGATTGAATTCAAATCCGATAACCCTTGACTGCCTTCCGTTTTCAAAATAAGCCTTGTTAATCAGGTTAACTTTCTGACCTGCACCATAGAGATTATGTATTCCGTCCTCACTGTATGCGACATCCGACATCATCTTACAGTTATATGTAGAAGGGTCTATCTTGGATTTGGCAGCGTACTTTTCAGTCTTTTCCTTCAACTCCTGCTCGGCGGCACCCACAAGCCCCAGTTCGGTTATTTTCGTGCTGTCCCAGCCGGAAAGCACATATTCATCTCCATCCTGGGGAAAGAGCACATCACCGGGAAGCGGTCTGCCATAGTCCTCATTCCTGACTATCTCCCAAAGCTGTGCCTCAGGGTTCCATCCGCCATCCTCCAATTTCTCCGGCTTTCCCTCAGGATTGAACTTCACGGCGAACTCCAAACCGTTGAGAAGTCCGGACGCGAAACGTATCCTCAGCTCCTGACCGGGGAGGATATATTTCTCGGAAAAGTTAACACCCGTGTCCTTGAAGCGGTAGGCATTCCATTTTTCCTCGGTGGTTGTACCGTCCTCATTCTCCACCTTGTCCGGCACTTCGATAGTGGTGACATCCGACATGATGCCGACCCTTCGGGGATAGACTTCATCGAAGATAACCACTTGTTCAATGGCTTCCTCGGTGGTCATATCAGGATAAGCGTCTATGTACGGAGTGCCTACGGGTAACATCAGCCTGCGCTGCACCACACCGTTCACAACCACGGTCTCGTCAATGGGGCGGTAGTCTGCCGGTATGTTACGGGTGGAACCAAAAGCGTAGATACGGGTAGCATAAGTGGACCGGGATTCTGACTGTGACATTTCCTGCACGTTTTTCCCGATCTCGAAATCCACCGCATCGCCGGACTCACAACGCCCGAAATGGATGATGTTTTCAGTCACCCAACATTCGCAATCCCATTTCTTCGCCATCTCAAAACAAGCGTCAAGGATGTTGATGTTGTCGTAACTCATCAACTGGGACTTGTTTTCGACTGTGGAATCAATGGAGAAAACAAAATCCTGTCCTTTGTATGTGTAACCAAGAGCTTTCAAATTTCTAAGGACTATACCGGCTTGTACGTCAAGCGGAGCGGTCAGGTTCCAGGACGCCTCCTGTCCGGTCGTCTCCGGGGTATATTTGAAGATTTTGTTTTTCCATTTCCAGTAGTAGGCGTCAAGTCTTAATTCGTAATCGTAGCCGGCGGTATTGGTGTTGAATGCGGGCTTCTGCAAGTCGCACACCTCGAACAATCCGAAGTTACATTCCACGTATGAGCCAAGTTTGAAATATATGGGATTCTCTAAGGAGAACTTTAACATGATGTAGTCCTCCTTCATCAGAGTGAACTTACGCTTGCAGCCTTCATTGATCAAAGTTGTAAGCAGGATAGCACCGGATATGTCTTTGATGTCGATTTGTTCCATAATTAAGTTTTGTGTGCCTTTACACAATGCTGAACAAAAGTATATATTTTATTTGAAAATCAAATAGAATATCAAGGGGAATTTCTGTTATTGGGATTAGGCTCATTCAGCTTCAGCACGAATTTTCCTATGCCTTGCATGAATTGGCTGAACTGGTTACAGGAAATATAAATAGTCCTGTAAACTATATTGGGCTGATACTTTGTCTTTATTTCAAGTATTCCTTTATCCAACTCATTACAAAAGCTGTCATACCTTGCAAAGAATGTATCTTTATCAGGGGCTGTCAGGTTTATCTGTAATGTAAGATCGCGCTCGTCCTTTTTGGGATCAGCTGTTATCACACGCTTTCCATGCTCCATTCGGCTCTTGTTCTCAATGAACTCCTTATTGGGTGCTGGGGTCATGAGGGCGGACAGTGCAGTGTCATCCATGCTTATTCCCCATGTGGTATAAGCGTCCTTTCCATTAATAAACAGTTCTTCTTGTGGCATATTTATATACTTTTTGTGTTTTTCGCTATTTCGTCAAGCTTGTCTCCAAACTTATAAATTAGTTTGGTGTATTTGTTAATACTTTCAAGGTGACCGTTGGATGAAATCATCAGATTTCTTATCTCAGTCAACATTGTATTGTTGTCTTTGGCAAATGAGGATATGGCTTGTGCCACCGCCAGCGTATTCAGCATGGCATTTTTTATTTCTTCTCCTGCAATCTGCAATGCTGTAAACCTACCGTTCAACTCTTCGCCAGTATCTTGACTCATTGCCTGAAAACCTTTGGATGAAGCTGACTGGGATGTTGATTCTTGCGAAATCTTGTCATATCCGGTTGCTGCGGCAAGCTCGTCACGGAGCTTCATGGCTTCGTCCACATAACCCATGTATTCATCCATCAGCTCCTTACGCTCATTATTGTCAAGCGTACCATCATCCTTCATGGCTTCACCGAATTTATCATACCATGTCCTCAGTTTGTCACTAAACTGTTCACCGATGGCATTTGACAGCATCGCCTGCATGAAATATTTGGATATGTCATCAGCAAAATCCTCCGCACTCTTCTCCATATCCATCAGACTGCTTATAAAACTGTCATACATGGAATCGAATGACATTCCGATCAGGCCCTCATAAAGACTGTCGGTCAGTTCTTCCAGTTTTCCTGCCTGCTCTATATAATCATCCAGCTTGTCGGTAACACGCTCACCGTAACCTCCCTTACCGGAAGATTCCATGATATCCCATAACCATACGTCCGACCGTAGAGCCTTCATCTGTTCGGGGGTCAGATTCCACAAGGAATCGGTGCCGGAGAAATCCTGCATGCCGGTAGCTTTTCTTGCGTGTTCCAGCATTTCATCCGTCCATTTCAGATAATGCTGCCAGCTGCCGTGACTCTTATGATATCCGGCTTGCTCCTTTGCTATTTGCAGATAGTTTTTATTGACTTCCTCCTGATACTTTACAGCTTCCCTGTAAGATTCAACCGATTTCATTCCCTTGCTTGCCTTCATCTCGTCAGTCAGATCCTCGATGGCCGTTTGCAAAGTTCCATTCCTGTCCGTCAGCCTGTCTATCGTTTCCTGTACTTCCTTGGCGTTTCCACCTATTCCAAACAAGGAGTTGAAGCCTCCGAATGAGATTGCGTTCAGGATGTTTCCTATGCCGTTCCTCAATGACTTGCCGATTGTGACAAACAAATCCCCTGACAAGACATCACCGATAATTCCACTGACAGCGTTCAGAACAGCATCAAGCAGACCACCGACAAGATCACTTAATCCGTCTTTGAGTACGTCAATGATGGACAGAATCCATCCGACAATGGGGACCTCCTTAAGAGATTCTGACGTTTTTCCTATGACATCCTTGAATCCGTTCACGGTTTTGATAATTCCGCTATATGCGTTATACAATCCACCGGATGAAATCTGCTGCAAGCCTCCCAACAAATTTTCCATGCTTGCTTTCAGTCTGGTGGCGGTATCAGTCACATTACGCTGGGCCTGATTGGCGATATCAGTCTGTGTCTTCACATTGGCGGATGCAATGTCAGCATTCTGCCGTGCTGTTTCAAGAGCGTTTGCTGCGGCTTGTTTCTCACTTTCCGTTCCGCCCTTCTGCGCTTTGGTGTAATCATCCTGTGATTTCTTTAGTCTTTCCAAAGCAGCTGTTTCAATCCCTATGGCACTGATACGATTCTGTTCTGCTATTTGATAGGCTTTTACATCCTCTCCAAGTTTCTTGAAGTTGACTCCACTTGTACCACCCAAAGACTTTTCCATCTTGCTGATGGCGTCAATCAATGATTTCTGGCTTGCCTGATCGGAGTTCTTGAACTTGTCAGTCCGTACATATTTTTTCGCTTCGTCCAAGGCGGGCTTTATCATGTCGGAAAACATGGAACCAAACTCACCGAACACAGTAACCCAATCTATATTGGCTTTTATGGCTTCTGTTTCCTTGTTCTGTATGGCAACATCACGTTGTTTCTCCAGTAACTTTACTTGTGCACTATTAACACCGTTTTCTTCCTGTGCTTTCCTTATTTTTTCCGCATACTCTTGGGCGATAGCCAATTTCTGCTGCTGGAACGTGCCATATTCTTTCAAGTAGTCGTTCAAAGCCTGTTGTTCGGCTTTCAGCTGTCCTTCAGTTACATCGGAAATATCTTTATCTCTCATACTTTCGGCATTGGTATAAGCTTCTGAAATTTTCTGTGCCTGCTTGTCGGTCAGCTTACCGTTACCGGCTTTGCTCCATTCTTCCTCCTGTTTTCTTATCGCATCAATCTGTTTCTGATAATCAAGGTCAATCTGTTTCAACTTCTTTTCCGTGCCTTCTCTCATCAGGTTGATTTCATCCTGTTGGTTCTGACGGTGAAGTGAAAGAAGTTGTTCGGCTGTCTTTTTTTGTTCTTTTTTTTGCTTTTCAGCAGCTTTTTCCTGCTTGGTCAAAGAACTACCAGTAATACCGCCCAAATTTTTATAGGCTTTTTCAGTTGTTTCTACTCGTTTCTTAGCTTCTTCATACAGCTTTGAAGTAAACTTGGATTTATTCTTTTCTATTTCAGAAAGTTTCTTCTTAGCATCATCCCAGTCTTTCTTCGCTTTCTCATAATCCTGCTTGTAAGTAGTAGGGGATTTCTTTTTAGCCAACGCTCCATTAATTGAAGAAATAACACTTTCTAAATCTCCCCCTTTAACCATCATCCCGTTTACAACAAAACCATTGCGTTTGGATGCAGACGATTGAGCAAGTTTCAATTCCGTTTCAAGCTTCTCCTTAGAATAGTTTTTAAGATTGGATTTGTAAGCGGAAATATTATCATCGAACATGTCTTTCTGATACTTTTTTAAAAGTTCAGAGTTTTTCTCCATTTGCTCACGCACCTGTACGTATGACTGATTACCAGAAAACATTTTCCATATTTCTTTATCGGAATCAGACATATTCTTCCGTAAATCAGGATTATCAAATAGCTGCAAATATCTCCGTTGGTTAGTAATCGTTTGTTTTAGAGCATTATAATCATCTCTCCTGCCTTGAACAGAACGCCTTGAATCTTCTTCGTTTATTTTTTGCTTCAACTTTAAGATATCCTCCAACTTTAGCTTTTCAATATCGTATTGTTCGAAAATTTTAGGATATTCTTTACGAAGTTCTTCTAATGATTTTTGCCGAGTAAGAGTAGCCAAACTCTCATCACGAGCAGCCGTCAATAATTCTTCGATTTTCAGCTTGTGTTCCTGTTCTTTTTTAAATGCTGCATCTTTAATGCCGTTATATTCTTTTTGAGCACGGGCGGCAGCAGTTGTACTATCAGACATTGCCCACATTGTAGTAGCAAGCCCACCGATAACGACAGTTAAAGCTACATAAGGATTGGTAAGCATTGCAGCGTTTAAAGCTAACTGCGCTTTTCGTGCCAATAAACGGGCATTGGTAAGTCCAATCTCCACAAGAGTATGTTTACTTTCGGCAGCAGTAACAAGCATCACTGCGGTCCGGTATGTACCATAAGTAACCACTAATCCAGCCAAGATCCTACCTACTGTTTCATAATTCTGAATCAACGAAGTTGTCATTTGAATACCGTCCATGATAACACTTTCCGACTTTGTTCCCAATTCGTTAAACACGGAATCCAAAGCATCCTGCATCATAGACAACTGACCATTGATAGTCTTTGAAGCATTCTCAGACATATTATAGAACTTACCACCTGCGGAAGTTGCATCAATGAATGCCTGTTGAACCATTTCAGCGGAAACAGCACCTTTGGACATTTCATCTTTCAAAGTTGCGATAGATTTTCCGGTCTTTTCGGAGATAATCTGTAACGGGTTGAATCCAGCGTTTATCATTTGATTCAAATCCTGCCCCATAAGTTTACCCGCTGCTGACATCTGTGAAAATGTCAAAGTTAGCGAATTGAACTTACTGGATTCCCCCATAGAAATATCACTAATGGCTTTCAAGTATTTGATAGTGTCTTCTGCTTGTATGTTAAATCCAAGCATCATCTTTTCTGCTCCAACCATATCTGACATAGTAAGTGGAGAAATCTTAGCCAGCTCCTTGATTTGCGGAATCAGTTGTCCTGCCATATCCTTTCCAACCATAGTCTCAATAGCGGTCTGCATGGATTGAAATTCTCCACGAACACGAATCATTTCAGAACCTAATGCCTTTAATACTCCAGCACCACCAATAACCGCCAATGCTTTCTTCCAAGAAATAGCGATACCGTTGTTACTCTCTACGATTTCCTTAGCATTATCATTGTAAAGGGCGTATTCATCCCGAAGCTTCTTTACGGAAAGGCGCGCTTCGGCTTGTTGTTGGGTTAATCCAAATAAAGCTGCCTTTTCTTCATCAAGAGCTTTGCGGGCAGCATTGTATTCTTCTAACTTGCTATTTGCTGATAACGGATTCCTTTTCAATGCTATACGATAAGCATCCCCAAGTCGTTTTACATCCGCTTCAATATCCTTAACTACCGC